TTGCGTCCTTAGCCATTCGTTGTAATTCTTTGCTTTTGTTGATCCTATTATACTACCTCTTTCGCTCTTAGGTATATCTTTAACCCTGCGCTTATCAGCAACATAAGGCCGTGAATCAAGCCGGGTATTTTCTGATGCATCTCCGTATAGTGTAGCCCATGGCTCAGGTGATGGGACGCGCATAGACCTTTCATTGAAATGCTGCGGTATTTGGGGGCCGCTACCTATAGCAAACCTTTTGCCGTCCAAAGCTCTACATATTGCGGTTGTGCTGCCATCAAGCGTTGATACCCACTCTTCCTCTTTAATTATATCGCTATTTGCCTCTGATAGTTTAGTCATGGCTGTTTGTGAGGTATGACTAACAGCCGTTCTGACAACAGCCTCAACCTGTCTTTGCGTCATATCGCCTACGCCACGTAACCGGCTAACAATTTGAGGGATAGATTCGCCCTGCGTATACCCCAATCTTGTTGCCGCCTGAAAAGCTGACCTTACGCCGTATTCTTGATCTCTGAACCAGTCTCGTAATATCTTGCCTTGAAACGGTCGAGACATAGCGGCTGCGTGTATCTGTGATGCAGGAATAGCGGCTAATTCCAGTTTAATCGGGTAAGCATCTTCGATCATAGCGGGAATCATGCGGGACTCATATTCTGCCAGCTCTTTTAAATCGTCCTTTACGCCATCATATAAGCCTTTGTACAGCGTTGAACTTGTAGCTTTGATATTCTCAAGCATGGCATTAAGGCGTCTAGCGGTAAAACTATTGTCACCTGGCGACCTTGCTGTAATTTTCATAATTAGATCAGCAACAGCTTGATCGACTAACTTTGAGTGCTTACGGTAAGTAGATTTAGCATAACGCAACGAATAAACCCGATGACGGATTGCGCTATCTCGTATTTCGTCGCCTACGCTCATATATCAAAATCAGTCATGCCACCCCCGCCTAATGACGGGGCTTCGTTCTCGATTCTATCTTCTTCTGTTTTGGCGTCTAATGTCGTGTCCCATTCATCATTTAGGATTTCATACAGACCTTCACGACTTATATCACCATTGGCGCGCATCTTAACCAATTCAGGAATATTCACTTTTTCATGCATGATGCCTAAATCAGTATTCAATGTAATCTCACCGGTGAACTGAATGCCGGACATCTTACAGACCATCACAACCGCGTTAGTGAGTGAGTCTTTAAGATTTTGAGCAAAGGCAGCAAGGTCTGAAATATCACCCGATTCATTGATGGCTTTCTCGGTTGCTGTAATGTTGCCTGATTTCTTTGGCGTGGAGAATTCAGCCCCTAATGCGACCATGCGATCTTCAATATCAATTAAGTCTTGACGGCCTGCGCCAATAGCCTGACCTGAGTGCTCAACATACGATAGCTTTGCGTTTTCACTTGGCGACTTAGCTAATGTGTTAGGACCAACGACTATATCAGTCTGCTTGCCTTCCTCGTTAAAGCTCGGTTTATATCCAGCCCAATGCAAAATTGGAACGCGAGCAACGTGTAATATGTTTGATTGATCTGAGGACTTTTGCCAATGCTCAACATTAAGCCAAGCAATGTCCATCAATGGCGGGGCTGCGCTCATAAACCCGTATCTGTCCGCGAATACCGGCACCACTGGCACGAATCCGATAGAGGTTGGTAATTCCTGATATAACAACCAGTCGCCCTTCTCATTCTTTCGGTATGTCCTCACGAGATTAGGCTCAATAACGCGGATCTGATCTATAATCTTATCGGTGAATTCGTCTTCAACCTCTGCAACCGTTTCCATCATTCTGAATTGGGTTAAAACAGTCTGACCGTTTATCGCCTCTGTTTTCCAGCCTAAAGCGCTTCTACGGTCAATATCGACAAAATAAGGCCGGATATTGTTGGCTTTTTCATCGGCTTTTGTTTTCACGTCCTCAGCTACGGGCGCATCAACAAGAATAAACCGGATACCATCACGTAAACTGAGGCGGGTTAAATCATAACCGAACCGGTGAAAGCTGCGCCCCTCAAGGTCAACATTCTCTGTAAATGAATCAAGCCCCGGCTGGTTTTCAATTTTAACCTCATCCTCAAACAACCGGCCCGCGTATGTGTTGATTGTTTTCTTGAAGATATTTGCTAGTGTTGTTCTATTCTTGCGGTTTTTGTAAGCGTCTGTTTCTTCACCTGGCTCTTGTGGTAGATACTTTGTCCCAGCATCACGCATGGCCTGAGTGCCACCCCATAAGGCGGATACCAGCTCTAAATCTGCCTCGGCGTCCTTAACTTGTTTGATTTTGTCGTTTACTGCCATGCTTACATCCTCACTTGAGATACGCTTGAAAACTCATCCGTTATAGGCCATTCAAAATCTATACAGTACCCGATAGCCGTTGTAATGTGTTGATACTTATTCTTTTGATCTTCTTGAAAAGATGATCCCTTTTGTAATTGGACGGTTGCTAAACCTTTCTCGCACCATTTCGCGCTTTTAGGATTAACAAATAACGATATATCACCCGATGCTGTTTTAATCTTTGCTCTAACCGCGTTTTGCCTGTCCTTTATTGCCGGGTGAGCGGGTTTTACTCGTCGCTCAAATGTCCATCCGTTTAATCTTAGCACATCTTCGATGTCTGTATAATCCGATGAATGGCCATGCTTCTCACCGGCCCGTCCTGCTGGATCTCCGTATATCAACACATGCTTATTATGATGATGTTCAAATTTATTTACAAATTCAAGCGCAGATTGCTTAGATATGGCTGACTCCAGCACAATCTCATCAAGCAAATATAATTTATTCTTATCCCTTACGCCAATAGCAGACGATAAAGGGGTATAATTTTGATCGTGCATCCACATTAGTTGTTCATGCGGCTGTATCGTCCTATCCGTATTATTTGCCCGGCTATAGTCCTCATAAATACGGCCCGATGCTGTTTCAAAGCTTGCTTCAAATTCCTGCTTGAACTGCTTGGCTGACATCATCCTTTTAGCGGACTCGATTACGTCCGAAGGTAATATTTCCGATGACTTCCAGTGATACACCCCCCAATCAGGGTCGTTATAGGCATTTTGAACAATATCATAATAATGGTTTAGCCCGTCAGGTACGCCATGAAGCCAGCACCAAGCCCGATAATCTGGCCTTCGTGGGTCTACTGTATTTAATGCCGGGAGAATATGAGCCTCCCAAGCATCGTCCTTTATATCGGCTATTTCATCAATCCCGCCGCCTGTCCAGTTAATGCCTTCTATTCGTGAGGGGCGATCTAGTCCGATCAGGTGTATTTCTGAATTATTAGGTAAGTAAATAATTAACTCTGATTCGCTGGGCTTTTTAGGGTGAAGGTCTGAAAAGGTTAAAAGCTTTAAGTCTTGCCAGTATATTTTCTTTACCTGGTCGCGTGTGGGTGCTGCGGCGAAGTATTTTTCATTAGGGGTTTTTTGGGCTATCTTCGATATGAACCGCTTAAACCTTTCAGTCTTTCCAGATCTACGTCCAGCGGGCACCGCTTTGAATCTAAAATTATCCGTTATCAGCGATTCCTGCACGGGGTGAGACTTAAGTGGGTACCAGCGATCTAATGACCTCTGGATAATTGGGCTATCTGTCATCCCGGCAGTTTATCTGCAAGCTTAGAAAGCGCGCCAGCTAAATCTTCTGATTCATCCGCTTCCCGTTTATCTCGCCATCTTTCTGGGTCTCTGTTCTTTAGCCAGAAAATCATAGCTGTTGAATCAGGTGGGTAATGCTTCATTGTTTCGACGATCATAGGCTCGCCGTTATTGTTAAATATTTTATCTTCTTTATGCTTGTATCCCATTGCTCTCTCAAGCAAAGAGCGCTCAACGGACTCGTTCATATCCTGCTTAGCTTCCTTTATGGCGGCCGAAAACTCGGGCCATTCATTGCCCCATTTCTGTACAGTAGATATAGCAACCCCAAACAACTCAGCTAGATCGCCGTTAGTAGCCCCTAACCTTGCCGCCTTGTATGCCATTCTTGGGTAGTGTTCTTTGTTGTATTTTGTTGGTCTACCGCCTTTATTTTTAGCGGTTTTTTTCTTAGCTTTCTTTTTAGAGACTTTCTTTTTAGCTGCCATAGTAACCTCATTACATCAGCAATAGACCTAATCTATTGTTGAATATAAGATGTTAGCTATATTATGTCAATAAAAAAGCCGGATAGTATAGGCAGCCACTATCGAACTCTACCGCCTCGCTTTACACGCTATCCGGCATAAACTTATTGCTTTTTAAACTTCTCAGGATTTGCGTTATATTCACAAGTGGATACGTTAAAATTGTAATTAGACCCCTTTGCGTGTGATACCAAAACATAAGGCTCATCATTACAGGCTTTATATTCTACTTGGCTAGCGGCAACCATAACGGCCACTGGAATAGCTGCAAATGGAACAGGGACTTTTGTGGTTAAGGCGGTTGTTAATCCTGCGCTCGCGCTACCGACTAAACCAAACATAACCAATAAACTTAAAAATACTTTTTTCATGTTGCTCTCCTTTTATGCTGGATTCGTCCAGCTCTATCTTAATTATAATTTATACCTGTTGACTGTATATAGTTAGAATCTACTGCCTTTAATTAGCCCAGCTTGATCTAATTTAGCTCAAATGAATTACAGCGGCTGCCTTGCCCTTGCTATTCGCTATATATTGGGGGACGAATAACAAGACATTAGATCCCGTGATGCGCCTGGCTGGTCGGCACAGTTAGGTTAGTGCACAGGCACTTGGCCGCTAACCCCTTAAATCCTTGTCTATATTGTCAACCCACAACATAACAAACAAAAAGACTGCTGCTTGCCAGCTTGTGTAATAACCAAACCCTATTAGCGCACTAAAACCTATCATATTAATGCGGCGTATATTTGCTTGTGTTTCCGTAGTATTTATTGTGCTTTTTAATGCAAGATTTTTGCGCCTTCTGTAAGTCAAAAATAGGAATGAATCGATCCGGCACCTGTATCTTCATAGCGTCAGCATAAGCCACATTCTGATCATGCGACTGCTTAATTAACTGTAATTTTTTATCTAAATCACTAAATTTATACTTCATTTTATTCTCCTTAGTTAAAATCATTCTTTCATAGCCTCGCGGTATTCGTCTGGGTGAGTCAATATCAAATTAAGGTGTTCAGCGCAATATTGCTCTAACAACTCAAGATATCCCACCATTTCCTTATTGGTCATTTTACTGGTTGCGGCTCTTATTGTTTTCTCGCGCCCATTTATCTCAACGACCCGTTTTGGCATAAGTAATAATACCATGTATTCGTGGATATCATCAGCAGAATAT